GCATTTGCTTTGGCTGATAATCGCACAGCTGAGTTGGGTGACTATGACGAGGAGGCGTTGGCTGATCTCATCAACGATGTTGGGTCATTGAACCCAGGTCTGCTGGAGTCATCGGGCTGGGATGATAAGGCTGTGCAGGAATTGTTGGATCGTGTAGAGCAGATTGAGTTGCCTATTGATGTTGATGAGGTGCCAGAGGATGTTCCTGCTATATCTAAGTTGGGTGATACGTGGTTGCTTGGCAAACATCGAGTCATGTGCGGGGACAGCACTTCTGAGGTTGAGGTTGGTTCTCTGCTATGTGACATAAAGGCAGACATGGCATTTACTGATCCACCTTATGGAGTTGCTTATACGGGTGGATTGCAATTCAAAGATGGTGAGGTAATCAAAAATAATCAGAAAATGATTATGAACGATGACAAGGACATTTATGCAGATGTCTTTCCAATCCTTGCGAAGTATGTTGATGGTGCTTGCTATATCTGGTTTGCTGATACAAAGGCAGCAAGTCTTTATGAAGCAGCTGAATCTTTTGGCGATATTCATGCGCTAATCATTTGGGTTAAGAATGGTGGCTATGGAGCACTCAATGCAAATTACAAACAGAAACATGAACCATGTTTGTATTGGAAACCTAAAAACACTTCTTTGAAGTTTGTAGGCGAAACTACCGAGACTACGATTTGGGAAATTGATAAGGATGGAAGAAATAAATTGCATCCAACTCAGAAGCCTGTGGCACTTGCTACAAAAGCCATTAAAAATCATTCTGCTAAAACCGTGCTTGACTTGTTCGGTGGTTCTGGTAGCACCCTTATCGCTGCACAGGAAACTAACCGCATTGCATATCTGATGGAGTTAGACCCAAAATATGTGGATGTGATTTGTGCTCGATTCCAGAAGATGACTGGTGTGTTGCCGATGTTGGAATCGTCTGGGAAGGTTCACGACTTCCTCAATGCCTAAACCTGTTGGTCGTCCCCCTAAGCCGGTGGAGCAGAAGCGTCGTGCTGGTAACCCTGGCAAGCGTCCTTTGCCTGACACCGTTATTGCTATCCCAACTTCATCTTTGGTGCCTGAACCGCATAGGCCGTTGGGTCAGGCTGGTCGCCAGTTTTGGGATCGTGTTTGGAATGTTGGGTTTACTTGGATCAGCCCGCAGATGGATACTGAGTTGTTGCAGATTGTGGCTGAGCAGATTGATGAGCGTGCTGCGTTGCGTGTGAAGGTGTTGCGTGAAAGTGATTGGCGTGATCGTTCAGCGTTGCGAGCTTTGGATGCTCAGGTGTTAGATTGTTTATCCCTGCTTGGTTTTACTCCTGTTGATCGAGCACGGCTTGGCTTCGTGGAGGTGAAGATTCAAAATGAGCTTGAACAATTCCGTGAACGCAAGTCTCAGCGCACCAACGTTTTCGACACCAAAGGTTTATGAGTTTTCTGATGGGCGAGTCGTTTCAGATTTTGCAGAAACTTTTCTCCACGTCTCGAAGGGCGTTTTGGCGGGTCAGCCATTGGTGCTTACTGATTGGCAGTTTGATTTATTGGATAATCTTTTTGAGCGTCGTACTGATGGTCTCCTTCGTTACCGACGTTCGCTGATTGGGCTTGCGCGTAAGAACGGTAAATCACTTCTTGGTTCGCTGATTGCCCTTTACAATTTGATTGAAGGCGAGCCAGGTGCCGAAGTGTATTCCGCAGCAGGTGACCGCCAGCAAGCACGGGTTGTGTTCAATGAGGCCAAGTGGCAGATCACACAATCGCCAGCCTTGTCAGGTGTATGCAAGGTGTATCGAGATGTCATTGAAGTTCCATCTACTGGTGCTATCTATCGAGTGCTATCAAGTGACGCAAAACTTCAGCAAGGCCTCAACCCATCATGTGTGGTGTTTGACGAGTTACACGTTCAGCGCGACTCAGAACTTTGGGATGCTTTGACTCTTGGTTCTGGTGCGCGTAAAGACCCGATGATTGTTGCGATCACTACAGCAGGCTTTGACTTGGACACAATCTGTGGACGGCTGTACAACTACGGCAAGCAAGTCATATCGGGTGAGCGTGATGATGAACGGTTTGGTTTCTTTTGGTGGGAGGCACCGGAGGGATGTGCGATTCATGACCGCGATGCGTGGGCTTTGTCTAACCCGAACTTGGCTGAAGGTTTGTTAGATATGGATGACATGGAAGTCAGCATGAATCAGACGGCTGAGATTCCTTTTCGCAGATATCGTCTGAACCAATGGGTACGTCAGGATCAGGATTCAACTTGGCTTCCGGCTGGCGGGTGGGAGCAATGTCAGTCTGACCTGCAACTTGATCCTGACTTGCCAATGTTTGTGGGGATTGACATGGCGTTGAAACATGACTCGATTGCTGTCGTGATGTGTCAACCGCAGGGTCGCAGGTTGGTGGTGCGAGCCAAGATTTGGATTCCCGATGGGACGATGACAGACATCGCAGCTGTTGAACATCACCTTCGAGAACTTCATCGCCAGTTCAATGTGCGTGAGTTTGCTTATGACCCAGCGTTCTTCCAGCGTTCAGCTGAGGCGTTGGCTGATGACGGGTTACCAATGGTTGAGTTCCCTCAGTCCGCACAACGTATGGTGCCTGCTATCGGAACGCTGTATGAGTGCATTGTGAATCAGCAGTTGGCTCATGATGGCGATCCGATGTTTACCGATCAGGTGTTATCTGCTGTGCCACGTCAAACCGATGCTGGACTTCGACTGTCTAAAGGTAAGTCGCGTCGCAAGATTGACGCTGCTATCGCGTTGAGTATGGCTGTGGATCGTGCGACCAGACGTGAAGAAGTCGCACCTGTGCCTGGGTTCTTTGTAGTCTAAGGGTATGCCTATTTTCCTGCTAGAACTTTTTTCAATCCTGATGATCGCATCTGGACTATTCTTGTTATCAATTCCATTAGGGCTAATTTTTGTTGGCCTGTCAGTTCTATTGTTCACGGCTGCCTACGAGCGTGGTCGCGGAAAGGCTAAATAATGTTGTCAAGGCTGTTGGGTGGTGGCAACGAGGAACGTGCGGTTTCGTTCCAAAACTTGTTTGCTTCAGGTGATACATTCAGTTTCACTACCGCATCAGGCACAACAGTCACGCAACAAGACTCACTAAAAATTGAAGCGGTCTATGCGTGTGTGCGCATGATTTCAGATTCAATTTCAACGCTACCTGTTGACACATTCTTGCGTCTTGATGGAACTCGTAGACCGTTCCGTCCACGACCAGACTGGTTAGATAACCCTGAATCTGGTGTGACCCGCATCGAGCATTTCCAACAGGTTCTTGTTTCGTTGATGTTGAACGGCAACTCGTTCACCCGCATCTTGCGCGACGACCAAGGTATTGCTGGTTTGGTTGTTCTGAACCCTGAGCGCGTTGAGTGCAGTCGTGACCGTGAGACTCGTCGTCCGATTTATATTTATGAAGGCCGTGATGTAATCACAGCTGACAACATGATTCATATCACCGAGTTGCGTTTGCCTGGTGATTTGCGTGGACGCTCCCGCATTGAACTCATCAAAGAAAACTTGGGGCTGGCTAAAGCGTTGGAGGAGTTCGCTGCACGATTCTTTGGTCAGGGTTCTTCAGCTTCCGGCATCATTGAGTTCCCTGGCAACCTGACCCGTGAGCAGGCTAAGGATTTGGTGTCAGGATTTGAGGAAGGCCATAAGGGTTTGCGCAGGTCGCATCGTCCTGGTGTGTTGTTCGGTGGAGCGAAGTTCACGAAGACAACTGTGGACAATGATTCTGCACAGTTCTTGGAGTCACGTCGTTTTGCTGTTGAGGAGATTGCTCGTATCTTCCGTGTGCCTCCATCGATGCTTGGTGTGACTACGCCTGGTGCGATGTCGTATGCGTCGGTAGAACAGAACGGCATCCAGTATGTGACCCACACGTTGCGTCCGTACATAGAGAAAATTGAGGAAGGCTATTCACGTTTGCTTGCTGGTCGAGCATTCATGAAGTTCAACGTAGACGGATTGTTGCGCGGTGACCAAGCGTCACGGTACACAGCATTCTCAACGGGCTTGCAGTCTGGGTTCTTGTCAATCAATGACATTCATCGTCTTGAGGACATGGCTCCTGTTGATGGTGGCGATTCGTATCGTGTGCCATTGGCGAACGTGGACATCAATGCTGCGAACTTGGCTGAGATGCAGTCCAAGGCTGAGATTGCTCAACGCCTGATTTTGACTGGGTTTGATCCGGCTGAGGTGATGTTGATGGTTGGCTTGCCAGCTGTGGCTCATACTGGTTTGCCTTCAAGTCAGTTGCAACAAATTTCGACCGTGAATCCTGCTGATCCTTCTGCTGCATATCAGGTTTAATTATGACTTTGACTTCTTACAATTACACGGTAAGTACAACACCTGTGTTGCTGGCTGATGCACCTATCAATCCTGTGAAGGTGACAATTCATAATAATAATCATCAGGCGAACTCGATTGTTTATTTGGGTGGTTCTGCTGTTACAACTTCAACTGGTTTGCATCTTGATCCTGAAGCAACTTTGTATTTTGTTTTGAATACCACCGAACAGCTCTTTG